TCCTTACATAGACTTTTACCAAGATGGTCTAAACTCTAACTCTCGTGCTCAACGTCTAGCTACGCTTGCTATGGAGGGTGATGCAGGAGCAACCTTTACAGATTCTCTAGGCAACGCTTTTTTTATGGATGCCTTTTATCCTTCGCTAGCGGCCTCATCTCGCCCCCTACAGCTTGCTAATGCTAGTGTAAATGGCGGACATAAGGCTCGCATCACCCTAGAAGGAACAAACGGCTATGTCGGCATTCACACAAATGCCCCAACAACACCTCTGGAAATTGAGGGTACAACTAAATCTACAGAATATGCTACTGCTGTCGGAACACAGGACCTTGGGACTGGGACAAGTAGTACATTATCTTTAGACGCTGGTATTATGCTTTTGGATGCCGACTCCATCAATGGAACTGATATGGGTGGCTACGAAGTTCATACCCTAAACATTCCTAACGGCTCTACAAGCGGACAAAGACTTACCATCATCGCCCAGAGCACAACAAACAGCACAATGATTATGCCTGCTGGAAGTATTAACGGCTCCTTCGGAAGCCTTAGTGATGCTAGCGGCACAACAGCATTAGAATTCGTATGGATTTCCACCAGCACAATATCAGCCTGGTATCAAGTGAGTTAAGAAGGGAAACAAATGAAAAAATCGGAACTCAAAAATATTATTAAAGAATGTGTCCGTGAGGTAATCTTCGAGGAAGGTATGCTATCAGGCATCATCTCAGAGGTTGTACAAGGCATGGGCACAGCAACTTTGGTACAAGAAGCAAGAAGACAGCCTGCTCCGCAAGCTAATCAACGCATGGCAGAGAATAAAAAACAAGTTCTTGATGCTATTGGTAGGAACTCCTATGAAGATGTGAAGAAGAAGTTCTCCAACCCAGAACTTTTTGAAGGAACTCGACCAATTGTTGAGAGCAAGGGCGGCAAAGGCGGAGCGCTATCTGGAGTAGCTCCTAACGATCCAGGTGTAGATATTTCAAGTATTCCCGGCTTTGGAAGCTGGTCAAGTGTTGCAGCAGCAACAAGAAAGTAAAATAATGAGAAACAATCGTAGAAATAACAACAAGCCACTCGAACCCTGTGTTACTGTTCGTGCGGAAGATAATCACGGCGATCCAGAACGTATGATCCGCCGCTTCCGCAAGATGGTAAAAGCAGAGGGCATTATCGAAGAAGTACGCAACCGACGCTACTTCAAGGCACCCAGCGAGAAACGCAGGGAAGAAAAAGAAGAAAGACAAAGACTGATCAACAAGGTGAATAGACGTAGGGACGAACTACTTAAGCCTAGGGATCGATATAAAAAGAGGAGGTCATAGAAGATGGCTACATCACCCGACACAAGCAATTACTACAACTTTCAGACACCTGGGCTAGGCAGTGTAGGGTCTTATCAAGTTGCAGGAACTCCTTTTATTACTGGGAGCACAATTAACGGTGGACTAGAGACCGAGATCAATTTTCCAAACGTGACAAGGTCTATTACTATTATTAATAAAGACGCATCAAACGATGACATTCGTGTTCACTTTGCCCCTTCAGGGTCAGCTAACGTGCTTTCTGGATATCATTATATTACATTAGGAGAACTTAACTCTTCTTTGACAATGAATATTAAGTGCAGCAAAGTTTATGTATCTGCGCCTGGCGGCGACGCTACATTTGAAATGTTTGCTGAACTGACTGGGATTGGTCCCAACGGGATGTTCCCACTAACTGGTTCTGGCATCGACGAATAATCGGAGGATATAAGAATGGGATTCGGTAGCGGCGGAGGAGGCTTCACACCCTCACCAAACAATGTTCCTGGCAGTACCACAACAGGTACTGATAAAGATACAGATGTTCATGAGTTTACTGGCTCTGTTGATATTACTGGTTCCCTTCTAATTAACGGTGTTCAAATTACACAAAACGGCGGCGGTGGCGGCGGTGGCAGCCCTGGCGGAGCAAACACCCAGGTACAATTTAATGACAATGGGTCTTTTGGCGGCTCTGCTAACTTTACCTTTGATGGCAACACCATCACTGTATCTGACGATGCTGATATCGTTACTACTCTCGGCAAAGCCAAGATTGGCTACAATGGAACTTCAGATTATGCTAACTTTGCTCATAGGGATCAAATGTCTAGTAATAGTTTTGCTTTGCAGCAAAGAGCAAATGGGGAAACCATTGTAAACGCTAAATCTGGAGAAAGCTTAAGCTTAAGGATGGGCGGTACGAACGCTCTTGTTGTGGCTGGTGCTTCTAATAATAATGTAGGCATTAATACAGGTTCTCCTGCTGCCCGGCTTCATGTTTCAGCATCTTCTGTTGAGAAAGATGTACTTCGGGTTGATGGAGTTACCGATGCCGGGGTAACAATAGAAAACGTACTCTATGTCTCTGGCTCAGGACGAGTTGGTATTGGGACTGGTGACCCAAGCAATAACCTCCATATACAATCCGTGGCTGCTGCTTCTATCTATATCGAAGCGGACACAGATAACACGCCAGAGACCGATACTGGGTTCCTCAAGATAACCCAAGACGGTGGAAACTCCAAATTTATTTTAGGAATAAATGGAAATGCCGGAACAGACCCAGAAGTTACTTATTTAGCAAATGGGATGAGCAATGCTGGTCTCCTTGGAACCCGAACGAGCGGGATGCCTATGCAGTTTACAACAGGCAACAGATCAAAATTATGTATCCAGCCTGATGGACAAGTGGGTATTGGTGAAAGTTTTGACGAAAGCGATAGACCTAGTGCTCTTTTGCATGTGTCGGGAACCACCACTGCTCAAGGGACAGCAGCTACTAGCCCTCTTCTCAAAGTAGAACACGACGATAATGCGAATATCCTATTCGTAACAGGCTCAGGGCATGTGGGTATCAACTCTGCATCTCCAGCCCAAACACTATCGATAAGTGGCAGTATTTCTTACTCAGGATCATTTGGGGCGTCAGCAATTCAAAATCTTAATGTTGCTAGTAGTCCTGTCCTCGGCTCTGGCAAGTTGGTGAATGCTGTTGATGGAAACACTGTCATCGACATTACTGGGCTAGCTAACAATGCTTTTTATTCATATGGAATTTCTGACGGTACATTTGCAGGACAACAGAAGAATATCATCTTTAAGCAAAATAATGGCGGAACAATAAACACTGCAAACAGTGCTGAAATTACAGGATCAAATATAGATGTCTTTGGTCCTGGACTTACAACAGGGCAAGTAGTTTTGAGTGGTTCCGACCCAGGAGGAGGCTACCAAGGCTTTACACGAGGAACCGCCCAATTGATATGGGATGGTTCAAAGTGGCAAGTCCTGGGCTTAATCAACGCTACATATAATTCTCTACCATAAAATTATAAGTCGTTTACATTTTTAATCTACTATTTATTTTTGATGTAATATCATCAATTAAGGGGATTAATCTATGTCTACTATGTTAGAACAAGCAATCGTTGACGCAAAGGCTCTTCGTGAAGCCGCTGTTAAAAGTGCTGAAGCCGCTATTGTCGAGAAATACAACGACGAAGTAAAAGATGCTGTAAGCAAACTTTTGGAACAAGATGACGAAATGGATCTTGGAATGGGCATGGAGCCAGAAGCAGAAGTCGAAGTAGACAGCACTGCTATGGAGCAAGTACCAATGGCTCATCTTTCTGACGACGACGAAGATATTGTTGTTGTAGACCTTGACGACATTATTGCTGCCGCCGAATCTGAAGAAGGCGAAGAAGAAGCAGTTGAGCTTGATCGTGAAGAGGTTGCTGACGAAGTCGGTCTTCCCCTCGACGACGAAATGCCTGCTAACCGTGATGACGAAGAACTTGAGCTTAATGAAAATGAACTCGTAGACATGTTCAAAGAGATGCTCAGGGTCGATGTCCCACAGGTAGAACTTGATCGTGCCCAAGAAAACCTTACACAAGACCAGGTTGAACAGGACGAACAAGTAGAATCAGTTGACACTGACGGAATGGACAAGGAGGATGCAGAAAATCTTATCCGCTCCGAAGAACAAAACGAAGCCCTTCAGAAGGAAAATGCTGAACTCAAGCAACTTCTAGGGCAAGTAAAAGAAAAATTAGAAGAAATAAACTTGCAAAACGCAAGGTTATTATATGCGAATCGTGTGCTTGGAGATTCCTCCTTGAATGAGCAGCAAAAAGCTAAAGTTGCTGAGCTAGTTTCCGCAGCACGTTCGGTAGAAGAAGCGAAGATGGTCTATGAGACTCTTCAAAAGACAATGGCGGGTATTCAAAATACTGCCCCACAATCGTTGTCTGAAGCTGTAACAAGAAGATCATCTGTGATTCTTGGCGGAAATCGTACAGAGGAACGCACTGCCGAAAAGAGTCCAACATACAATCGTTGGGCGACGCTCGCAGGAACAAAGACAAAATAACTTAAAAGGAGAAAAAAATGTCTGTACTTAACACACTCACCGAAGGCATCAGAGCACGCTCTCTTGCTAATGAAGGTGAAGCTCTTCTAGAGAAGTGGGAAAAGACAGGTCTTCTAGAGGGTCTTAACGACAATGGTCGTTCAAACATGGCTCGTCTTCTAGAAAACCAAGCTGCCCAGCTTCTTAAGGAGCAATCTACAATGGCTGCCGGCGATGTCGAAGGTTTTGCCGCTGTTGCATTCCCAATCGTTCGCCGTGTATTCGGTCAACTCTTGGCACAGGACCTTGTTTCTGTCCAACCAATGAGCCTCCCATCAGGTCTCATTTTCTTCCTTGACTTCACCTTCTCTCCAGACGGTGGCATGGATAACAAGTATCGCCTAGCAAACGAAGGCGACACTTCTGTATATGGTGGTGGCCGAGTCGCCTCTCAGATTACAGGCGGTGTTGACCTTAGCGGCAACGGCGGTCAGCTTTCAGCTTATAGCTTGAACAACGGTTTTGCTAGCCCAACAGGTTCTGATTCTAGCAACAGCATTACTGCTGTTGGTTCTGGTACATTCGGTGATAGCGGCTCTATCCCAGGCGGCGATTTCTGGTCTTACCTACAAGGTGATCCAGCTTTCACATCTGGTTCTAGCGTCTACTACATTGCTACAATTGACAAGCCAACTGATCTCAACGAAGACAACCTCATAACTGCTGTTGTTCGCCGTGCTGATGTTCTATCTCGTCAGGGTGGTATCGTTGCTGATGGTGGCTTCCAAATTCGTCGCCTAACAAAGACTTCTGCTACTTCTGGTAAGTTGGACGTAGTTTTCGTAGGTACAGGTTCTGGTGCTGCCGCTGTTGGTGCCCTTAAGACCGCTGCTGAGCTATCAACAGAGACAACCTACGCACAAGAAGACGGCTTCACAGGTGGTGATGCTCTAGGTTCTATCGTCGGTACCTCTACTTGGGGTCTCGAAGCTACAGAAAACATTCCTGAGATCGACATCAAGGTTGACTCTGTTGCTGTAACAGCTTTGACCAAGAAGCTCAAGGCTAAGTGGTCTCCAGAGCTAGCTCAAGACTTGAATGCTTACCATAACCTCGACGCTGAAGTTGAGTTGACCAGCATCCTTTCTGAGCAAGTTGCTCTTGAGATCGACCAAGAAATCCTTGAAGATCTCGTCAAGGGTGCTACCGCTGGTACATTGTACTGGTCTCGCAGCCCAGGTAAGTTCTTGAACCGTGAAACAGGTTCTATCGTTTCTGGTACAAACTTCCCAGACTTCACAGGTACTGTCTCTGAATGGTACGAAACACTTCTTGAAACAGTCAACGAAGTAAGTGCTCGTATTCACCGTAAGACACTACGTGGTGGTGCTAACTTCCTCGTATGCTCTCCAGAAGTAGCAAACATCCTCGAATTCACCAGTGGTTTCCGTGCTGCTGCTGCCGTCGATGATGCTGCTGGCTCTTGGGGCGTCAAGCAGGTAGGCTCTATTAGCCGTAAGATGGACATTCATGTCGATCCTTACTTCACCCGCAACCTACTCCTAGTAGGACGTAAGGGCAGCAGCTTCCTAGAAAGCGGCTACGTATATGCTCCTTATGTCCCACTACAGGTCACACCAACCATCTTTGGACCAGAGGACTTCGTACCTCGTAAGGGTGTCATGACCCGCTACGCCAAGAAGATGGTACGTCCTGACATGTACGGTTTGGTTGTTGTCGCAGATCTAGTATCTGACGTAAGCTAATCACCCCCTAGGGAGTGAATAAACCTGAGAGAACCCCGTCCTAGTGGCGGGGTTTTCTTATTTACGGATAAATTACGGAACCAAAAAACTATTTATACAATAAGCGAGGGTCAATAATGCCTACAAATCTACAACCAGCAAGTACAGTAAGTGCTGTTGTTCTACCAGCAACAGGGGATACTGGTGAAGTTTTAAGTTCTTTATCCTATGGCATCTATACCACAGATGCTTTCATCAGCGGTGCTGCTGACCAAGTAGCATATACCTATAATAAGCTTGGCGGGAGAGTATTAGACTTAGAAATAACTCCAGCTATTGTATATAACGCCTATGAAGAAGCGTGTTTAGAGTATTCTTACCTAATCAACACCCATCAGGCTAAAAACGTTCTCTCCGACATGCTTGGTAATACAACGGGGTCTTTCGACGAGGATGGTGAGTTCACAGAGTATTCAGGCTCTGGCGGTCTTGATACTAAGCCTAACCTTAAGTTCCCACGCTTTCAGCTTGGTTATGCAACTCACGTCGGTCGTGGTGTCAGTCTTCACGCTGGTGTCGGGGCTTCTCAAACAATTTATTCAGCCTCTTTTGACGCCATAGAAGATGTACAGGATTACGATCTTCAAGATATTATTTATAGTGCTTCTTTGGAATCAGGTTCTCCTTTTTCTGCCAGTGTTGGAAATAATGCGATAACCATACAGCGTGTTTATTATAGAACACCACAAAGTACTTGGAACTTTTTTGGTGGCTATGCTATTGGCGCAGTGGGTAATTTGTCTACCTACGGGATGTATGCTGATGATAGTCAATTCCAGCTAGTTCCAGCGTGGCAGAATGTCCTTCAGGCATATGCTTTTGAGGAAGACCTTAACGTTAGAGCATCGCACTATTCTTTTAAGATTAATAATAATAAACTAAGAATATATCCTACTCCTAGCGGTATTCGACCAAAGAAGTTTTGGGTAGACTTCCGGGTCGCTGAAGATGCTTTCCAGGAAGACCCAACAAGAAAGTATGGTGCTGACGGTGTGAACAACATGAACACATTGCCATTCCCAAATGTGCCATATAAGCATATCAACAGCATTGGTAAGCAGTGGATTCGCCGCTTTGCCTTATCATTGGCAAAAGAAACACTAGGTCAGGTACGCTCCAAACTTGCTTCCATACCAATCCCAGGGAATGAAGTCACTCTTAATGGTCCTGCTCTAGTCTCTGAGGCAAAGGAAGAGCAAAATGCTTTAAGAGAGGAACTTAAGACTGTCCTAGATGAGATGGCTTATGGTGCCCTTGCTGAAGGAGACGCTCAGCTAATGAATAACCTCCAAGAAGTCGTTGGGAAAATCCCAATGGGAATTTACGTAGGTTAAATAGATGGCTCAAAACAGATGGACACAACCAGCAACTCCTCCACCACCACTATTCGTTGGTAAAGCGGAAAGAGACTTTGTAAAGCAAATCAACGACGAAGTCATTGAACACGTTGTTGGTCAACAGGTTCTCTACTTTCCGCTTGATATAAAAACCACAAACTATAACGATCTTTACGGGGAAGCAATAGAAAAAACATTCCTCCCACCAATCCGTGTATATTCTTTAATAAACTATGAAGGATCAACAAGAACACAGGATGAATATGGATTTGATAGTCTTTTTAATATTACCGTCAATTTCCACAAGAGAAGACTCGTAGAAGATCAAGACTTGTTTGTTCGCCCTGGAGACTTTATTCAATACGATGCACAGTATTTTGAGATTGTAGATGTATTTGAAGACTCCAGGTATCTCTTTGGACAAGATGCAGACTTTGCTGACGGACAGGCTTTGGGCGTCCAAGCCACTTGCCGACAAGCACGCAAAGGTCTGTTCAATCCAGGGAAAAGATTATAGGAAATTACACTATGCCTAAAAGAACAGAGTTAAACCAAGATTTAGACGCAAGATATGGTTTCCGACCCTCTACCATAGAGGACATTGATAGAGCCCTTTATAACTTTGTAAATGACGATCTAAATATCTTTTGCAACACAAATGAAGGCTTCCGCAAAGTGCCCGTTCTCTTTGCTTCCCCAGAGCGTGCTTTTTCAATCAAGGACGACCCTGAACTACGCAAGAACGGTAGAACACTAGAATACCCACTTATCTCTATTGTTCGTGGCCAAATGCTCAACAATCCTTCTAACAAGGGCAAGTATGGTGTCTATATTCCGCCATACTTCGGCTTTTATAAGCGGGGTGGCTCAATCCCAATCGCTCGGCAGGTCAACCAAGAGAAGTCAAGAGATCGTGCGAATGCAACGGCACAAAGAAAATATAATCAAAGCACATTCCCTTTTGATAATGAAAAGGTAGTGTATGATACATTATACGTTCCAATGCCAACTTACGTAGAGATAACCTACGAGATTAAGATGGCTACAGAGTTTCAACAGCAAATGAATGAAATCATTGCTGCGATGATGGGAAGATTCTCAACTCCAGTGGCCTTTAAGATTGAACACGAGGGGAATGTCTATGAGGCTTTTGGCGACGAAACATTCTCAAATGAGAGCAATAATTCAGGACTAAACACAGACGAAAGAATGTTTAAGTCCACAACCACAATCACAGTGTTGGGATATATCTTGGGATCAGATAAGAACGAGGACGTTCCTGCTGTAATCCGCCGTGAATCTGCTGCTGAAGTTACAATTGGCAGAGAAAGAACAGTAGTCGGCGACGAGCCTGAGTTCCATGCGGGCAGAAAAGATAAATACAGATCATAACAACCTGGCGTTTGGAATACCGCCCTACTATTTATTATTGGTATTTAGTGTAAATTCTTGAATACCGTACTATACGCATAAGACCGAGGAGAATACATTTCGATGGCTGACAACTCTTCTAAAAAGTTTAAGTTCATTTCACCTGGAGTGTTCATTGACGAAATAGATCAATCACAGCTTCCAGCTACACCAACTGAAGTAGGACCAGTAGTTATTGGTCGTTCCCGCAAGGGACCTGCTGACAAGCCAGTTCGAGTAGAATCATACTCTGATTTTGTTCAGACTTTCGGCAACCCAGTTGCAGGTAATGAAGGCGGCGACGCCTGGCGTGAGGGCAACAATACCGCTCCAACCTATGCTGCATTTGCTGCTAAGGCTTGGCTGAGAAATAACTCTCCTCTTACATTCGTTAGAACCCTGGGAGACCAGGACACAAACGCTACAAACGCTGGCAAGGCAGGCTGGTCAGTACCTAAAGTTAATACGGACAACAATGGCGGTGTTTTTGCTTTGGTGGTCTGGCCATCGTCCTCTTTGAGTGCTGATTTGGCTACTACAGTTTCTGGAGCCGTCGCAGCACAATTCTATAGCTCAACAGGTCGTGTCCTTCTTTCAGGCGCAGCTTCGACTGTCCCTGGAAAGCTTGGTTCAACTCTTTATGAGGTTTCTACCGAGAACGATTTTAAGCTTGTTTTCACAACACCCACTGGGAGCTATGAAAATGAAGTAACCGTGAGCTTGAACCCTGATTCAGAAAACTTTATCAGAAAAGTTCTTAATACAAATGCATCCATCACTAATGCGAACATTACCACGCAATCAACTCGTGATTTCTATCAGAGCGGATCTTATTGGCTCGGCGAGTCTTATGAATACTCTTTGGAGACTAAGGGAGATAACTCTATTGGTCTACTATCTTCTAAGCCAACAAAATTCCATGCCGCAATGTTCCCAATGGCTGCTTCTTCAGGGAGTGCCCAGCAGAACAACTGGAAAGGTGCTTCAAAGAAGGCAACTACAGGATGGTTCCTTTCTCAGGATCTCAGCACAAATACAGGAGCTTATGCTGCCAGGGCTCAGCAAAAGCTTTTCCGCCTTGAGGCTATATCTGCTGGTGAGTGGGCACAGAGAGAAATAAAGATTTCTATTTCTAACATTAAGGCTCCATCTGGAGACTATCAAGATTATGGATCATTCTCAGTATTGATCAGAAGCATTTCAGATACTGATGCTCGCCCACAAATTATTGAGCGCTTTGATGAGTTGAACCTCAATCCAGCGTCTGAAAATTATATTGCCAAGAGAATTGGTGATAAGTACCAAGTCTATAGTCAAACAGACAAAAGAAATGTAGAGTATGGCGAGTTTGATAATCAGTCTAACTTTGTTCGTGTTGTTATGAACGAAGACGTTGCTGCTGGTTCAGGCGAAACTCGATGGCTACCTTTCGGAGTCTTCGGACCACTAAAATACAGAGATGTAAACGTTGTCAGTGGTTCTGCTGGCTTTAGCTCTTTGGCTACAGGAAGAGTTCCTCTTTCGGCTTCTCAGAGATCAGTTTTCACAATGATAAATGGTGCAAACACTGGATCTTATGGTACTGCTGGGAACTTGTATGGTACTGACATTCTAAGTCTAGATGGTGCTCAGTCAGGCAATGGAAGCAAATTCTCAGGTTCTATTCAGTTCCCAAGTGTTCCTCTTCGTGGAGGCAGCACCTGGGGCTCTCCTCGCAGCTTGCGAAACACCTACTGGGGAGCTTGGACAGGAAGAAGTGCTACTGATACCTTCTTTGCTCAGCAAACACTTGATTGCTTGAGACCAAGAAGTTTTGACTTGAGTGGCATCAATGACAATCCAGCTAGCACAGATGTCGATGTTGCGGGAGAAACAAGCACATATATACTAACTCAGCCATATGAAATTTCTTGGGCTTTCTCTTTGGACAATATCTCAGGATCTGCGGCTGATGGATATGCTTACAGCAGCACTTACCGCAGCGCTGGAAGCAGTGTTAGCGCAACAGGTGGCTCATATAAATCAGTTCTTACTGCTGGTTTGGATCGCTTTACAACTGTTCTTCATGGCGGTTTTGACGGCTATGACATTACTGAAAGAGAGCCATTTAGAAACTCTAAGTTTACTGATGCTACAAACGAGAAGAACTCCTATGAGCTATTCTCGCTACGTAAGTCAATTAACATAGTAGCAGATCCTGATGATGTGGAAATGAATGCTATCACCATCCCAGGTGTAACAGTTGCTGGTGTAACCGATTACCTTTTGGAAACTGCCGAAGATCGTGCTGATACTTTGGCAATCATCGATATTCCAAATGCTTACACACCAGACACAGAAGACACTGGCTCAGCGGAAAGCCGCAATGAAGGTAATACACCATCTGCTGCTGCCACAGCATTAGCTAACCGCAGCATTAACAACAGTTATGGTGCAACCTACTACCCATGGGTAAGGATTTTGGATAACAACACAAACCAAAGCCTATGGGCACCACCATCAGTTGCCGCACTCGGTGTTCTTTCTAACACTGATAGGCAGCAGGCACCTTGGTTTGCTCCAGCAGGCTTCACCCGTGGCGGGTTGAGCGAAGGTGCTGCTGGTGTCCCAGTTCTAGACGTATCACGCAGACTAACATCTGATGATCGTGATACGCTCTACGAAAACAACATTAACCCAATCGCTAAATTCCCAGCAGAGGGGATTGTCATCTTCGGGCAAAAGACACTACAACAAACAGCAAGTGCTCTTGATCGAATTAATGTCCGCCGCTTGATGATTTACTTGAAGCGTGAAATCTCCTTCATCGCCTCAAGACTTCTATTTGCTCCAAATGCACAAGCAACATGGGATCGCTTCTTGGGTCAGGCTGAGCCAGTCCTTCGTGATGTCAAGTCTCAGTTCGGTATTGAAGACTTCCGACTAATCTTGGATGAATCAACAACCACACCAGATCTTATTGATCGCAACATCATTTATGCTAAGTTGTATGTGAAGCCAACCCGTGCTGTAGAGTTCTTCGCAATCGACTTCATAATTACAAACAGTGGGGCGTCCTTCGAGGATTAATTCACTGGATAACTACTTATTACGAGGAGCTAAATAAACAATGGCAAGTCTATTTTGGGGTCAAGCAAACGCAGAACCAAAACGTCAATTTCGGTTTGAGTTAAGTTTTACATCTAGAAACGGAAATCAGCCTGGCGATATTCCTGTTTGGTCTGTCAAGACAGCAACAAAGCCTGTCGCCGCTGTAAGTACAATCACTCACCAATATATTGACCATACATTCAACTTTCCAGGTCGTGTAACTTGGGAGCCAATCACAGTAACTTTGGTAGACCCAGTTAACCCAGACTTGTCATTTGCTTTCCTAGATGTTTTGGGTGCTTCTGGATATAAGTATCCTGATACTGCTGACATTTCAAAAGTTAGCTTAAGCAAGGAAGCTTTTAAGAATACCATCGGTGCTGTTGTCATCAAGCAGTTGGATGCTGATGGAAAAGAGATTGAAAGATGGGAACTTATCAACCCAATCATTACAAATATTGATTTTGGTGGTACTCTGTCTTACGACTCTGATGAGATGACAGAAGTTACAGTCCAGATCACATACGACTGGGCAGAGCTATCGAGAAGTGGAGTGTCATCTAACGTCCCAGCATCTACTCGTGGATAAATTTAAATAATCCAATAATACAAGTTATAATTTATAAAAGAAAGGTTGCATAATGAGTAGAAATGACGATAGACTAGGGCTAGACCATGTCCCTCAGGACGATGGTGCGACTGCTGCTGTAGCTTCAGCTACTGAACAGAACACAGCAACAGCCCCAGCCTTTAATTGGTCCGTCCCAACAGAATTTGTAGAACTCCCAAGCGAGGGCACATTTTACCCACCAGGGCATCCTCTTCATAATGAGAGGACTATTGAGATCCGTTTTATGACGGCAAAAGAAGAAGATATTTTAACTTCTAGATCGCTCCTCAAAGAGGGGGTAGCTCTTGATAGGATGCTACAAAACTTAATTATCGATAAAAGGGTAGATGTCAATACTCTTTTAGTTGGGGATAAGAATGCACTCCTAGTGGCTGCTCGTCGCACAGGGTATGGTCCAGAGTACGAAACAAATATTACGTGCCCAAACTGCTCTACAAATGTTGAGTATTCATTTGATATCTCTTCTCCGCCAGTCATTGACTTTAGGGGTAATGCCGACAAGCTTATGGTTACTTATAGTTCTCACGGAACGGTAAACATTACACTTCCAATGACCCGAGCACAAGTTGAGTGTCGTCTTTTGACAGGTGCTGACGAAACAAGGGTTGCTAAAGAAGCTCTTAGGAAATCAAAAAAGAAGATGGACTCAACATCCACGACAGATGCTTTCAGAGCATTTATCACTTCGGTAAACGGAGACAACAACCCCTTTACAGTAGAATCTTTTATACAAGCAATGCCAGCACGAGATGCTCGTCATCTCCGAACGATCTATGCTCAAGTAATACCAAACATTAACCTCAAACAAGAATTTGATTGCTCAAACTGCGGTCACGAAGCGGACATGGAGGTTCCGCTTGGTGTTGACTTTTTTTGGCCTAAGTGATCGGTATATAGAAGCTGTCTACGAACAGATTTTTCACCTGAAGCACTATGGCGGATGGAGTTTCTTTGAGGCATATAATCTACCCGTAAGTATTCGATTTTGGATGCTTCAAAGATTGATAAAACAAAAACAAGAAGAGGCTGATGCCATGAATGGAAAATCAGCTTCTCAGAGAGCCCAGAACACATTTAAGTACAACTCGTGATAAATGTATTTAACAACTATTTATTAGGCAGACGTATGCGAGGTTTGTCTATATGAATATCGATTTTGAAAATGAGGTTCTAGATTTGACTGCTCTCCGTGAAGAGCAGCAACTCAATGAAAATATCCTAAATGTCTTTGCTGCTTGGATTCAGTACCTTTTGTCTAAGATGTACAAGGGTCGCAGAATACCTGTTCGTGTTCGAGGGAACAGGATAGAAGTAGAGAGATTCACAGATACTCTTGTTAATGAAAAAAGATATATGGATTATATCAAGAAATATGGTCTTGATGACCCTATGACATATAAGCAAAAAGCTAAGCTCGATGTTGCTATCAAAAGATTTGAGAGGGAAGCTGGTATTAACTGGCCCATACGCAACTAAGGAGTCTTTAAGTGTCTATAGAAGATCAGATAAAGCGATTACAAGAGCAGACGGCAAAGCTTGCTAAGGCCCGAGAGGCATATATAGCCGCCCTAGGGCAAGAAGACGAGACAGTAAAGAAGTATCTAGCAACTCTTAAAAAACTAGAACTAGCGGAAGAGACACAGGCCTCTAATGTTGAAGCCCTTCGCCTTGAACTTGGTCTATTGGAGGGCACTCTCAGCAACGCCGACAAAGAGATAGTTGAAATCACTCAAAGTATGCGAGACCAGCAGGAAGAGGTCGAAAAACTTCAGAAAAGAATGGATGCGTACAAAAAAGGACTTGATGCGGTTAATCAGGGGCTCACAACTCTAAAGGCTGGAAACCTCGGCGCTCTCACCTCAACAAAGGGTTGGATAGAGTCAATAATTGATCTTACTTTTGCACTTAACCAGTCGAGGGTCGAGCTTGGCAGAACCACAGGCATGTTCAGGGATTTCCAGGACAACCTAACAGGTCTTGCAGAGAGAAATAGAGCCTTAGCAATTGGATTTGAAGAGAGCGCTCAGATTATAAACGGTCTAAGCACTCAGATGCAAAGGTTTAACGCTCTTGGGGATGGACAACAGGCAATCCTAGAAGACATCGGCGCTCGTTTTTTTCGCCTAGGGGTTGATACACAAGCCTTTGGACAGGCGCTTGATACAGTTAATTACTCTTTTGGACTAACGGGTCAAGCCGCCGCAGAAGCTGCTCGAAGCCTTGAAGGCTTGGCAACGGAGATAGGGAGACCCGTTCAGACCGTTGTTTCAGATCTTAATGAATTGGGTCCTAGTTTGGCAAGATTTGGGCAACAAGGAATAAAAGTATTTGAGAAGCTTGCAAAGCAAGCTAGGGAGTTGGGACTAACAACAAAACAGGCTTTTGACATTAGTGAATTGTTTGATACATTTGAGAGTGCTGCAAATGTTGCAGGGCGATTAAATGCTCAGTTGGGACTCCAGCTTAATTCTGTTGAGTTACTAAAGGCTAGTTCAGAGGACCGCATAGACCTTTTAAGGCAGGAGTTTAACCTACAGGGAATCCAGTTTGAAAGTCTTGGTCGCCGTCAGCGCCAAATGATCGCTGATATCTTGGGACAAGATGAGCAGACAGCAGCAAGACTTCTGGGAGGAAAGGTAGACATTGCAGCTTTTCAAAAGGAACAAAGAGAAAAAACAATAACAGACATGGTCTCTGTGCAAGAGAGAATGGCAAAACTGTTAGAACAAATATTGACTCAGTTTTCTAAACATGTTGTCCCCGTGTTAGAGAGAATATTACATTTTATAAATAGACACTTTGACAAATTCGTTGAATGGGCACCTCTTGTATTAGGGGCATTAGTGGCACTAAAAACTGCTAGTCTTCTTAAAAGTTCAGGCGTAGGAGGGGTGCTAACTGGTGTGGCTGGAGCTACGGGAGTCGCTGGGCTAGCAACGGCAGGTCGAGCGGCACTCACTGCTTTGCCTGGTCCTGCAAAGGCTGCCATTGGAGCCGGCATTATCGCCTCCGGCGCAAGCGGCGCTATGCTTATGGATGAAAACTCAAGCATGGCTAGGCAAATTGTTGGTCTTGGTGCTAATGTAATAGGTGGTCTTGCCACTGCTGCTGGACTTACGGCTGCTACGGGTGGCGTCGGCGTCCTCGGCGCTTTTGGTGCTGGTGTCGCCGGCGGCGCAGCATCTGAATTTGCGGCTTTGAAAGCTTATGATGCTATTTTTGGAAAACCATCTGCTCCGCCAACAACAAATGCTGCAATGAATAGCGCCGCCAGACGAAGCAGAAGAGCTAATATGGATCAAACAACCAATGTGACAGTCAATCTGACATCTAAGCTTGATGGTAAGGTTTTAGACCAAAGAACAATAAATACACTTGATACTCACCTGGACTTGACAAGTAGAAACTAAGGGAACAACACAATGGGACTATCAAATTATAAAATGAAGTTGCAAATAGTACATGTTCCAACCAATTATGCGGTAGAATTCCCAGCATTTCTAGAGATGTTCAGTGATGCATATACTCAGCAGTGGAACTCTGAAGATGTTTATGGTCGCATGGACCCAATAGCTACCTTCGTCAATACCCGAAGAGCGCTTTCTATTGCCTGGAACGTCCCCGCAAGCTCTTTTTTTGAGGCTCAAAAAAACTTGAAAAAAGTTAATAATTTGATGAGTTTCATGTACCCTTTATATACAGTAGATTCTATTGGGGGAGCCACTGCGATTAATCAAGCTCCTCTTTTGAGGATAAAGTTTGGAAATCTAATCAGAAACCCTCAAACAGGTGAAGGTCTGCTTGGTTATGTTAATGGTTTTACATTTGATCCAGAGTTAGAGTTTGGGATGTTTTATAAGGACAACCCAGGAACGACCAGTACGGCTATAAGACCTGATGTAGAATATTATCCAAAAACTTTTAGACTTAATACTGAGCTTAACGTTCTTCATGAACACTCACTTGGGTATCAAAAGTCTGCTGATGGTACAACTTTTACTTATAGAGAGGTTGGTGTAGACAATTCAAGTTTCCCATATGGATCAGGGCTCACTCCTTCTAGGCAAGTTATCAAAAGAGACGGACAAGTTGGGAATGCCTCAACTCCCGCCGGAAGCCGTGATCGCCAATTGCCTTCAACGGCTCAGCGACTTAGTGAGCAAGGAAGTACAGATCTAAGTGAGTTAGTCCAACCGGGAACATCCGCTGCAACACCGCCAAGACCAGTGTCTCCTGAGCTTCGAAATCCAGACGGCGTGGCTAACAGCGTTTCGGCTTATGTTGGCAGTAGAGACCGTGAACTACCATCTGCACTTGATCGATTAAACTCTTCGCCACCCGAGCCAAGTATCCGTAATTTTTCTGCTAAAGACCGTCGTTTGCCATCTGCTCTTGACCGCCTGCGGGGAGAATAAAAAATGACATATTCAAGATATACTAAAAGAAGAATTTTTACGAATAAAGATAAGAACTATAAAAACGTATTTTTTAAAGACAGAGATATACAACAAATGGTTCAGTATGATACGGTTCGCATTGCATTCCCGACCCCGAGTGAAATTGCTTCTCTCAATAATGCGACAATAGTTTGGACCTCGACAGACAAACTCTATAATCTTTCTACAAAATATTATGGCTCACCAAAATATTGGTGGGTAATTGCTTGGTATAATAAAAAGGCTTCTGAAGCAGAGTTTTCAGTAGGAGAGACTATTTTCATACCATTGCCGCTAGAGGATGTGTTAGGATACATTGGGTAATGACTTATTACGGTAATAATAACATTCGAAGAGTTGCAGAGCGCCTTAGGAGAGAGCGTGAAGCCCGAGATGAAGACCGAGATACTAGATTTGAGAACTATAGGGCTTTTGCAGAACAAGAGCCATCTGCTCCAGTGCAAGCAAGTGATTTATCTGGTGAATATTTTACTCGCCAAAGTCAAGTTCTTAGTGCTGGTGAAAGTGGGCCCGTTCGTTCTATAGAGCAGGTCCAAAAAGAACAAGACCAGCGCCGCCGTAAGGTATATGAGCAAATATCCAAGGAGCAGCAAAAGTATATAGACGATGTCCAGATGGCACTTTTTGATAGAATAAGGCAAATTCAGCAAAAGTTTGAAAAAACCGATGCAGAAGAGGAGTCTGAAGAGCAAATTCACCGCCTTAAGGATATAAACCTCCAGAAAGGGTCTTACATAAACCTCTTGTCGAACAAGGGTCCCATAAAAGAGGGTAAGGCTTTATATAGCTCTTTCGTCCATGCAACCCCTCAGCAGTTAGCAATGTTGGTTCCTCTTTTGAGGTTTTTTATGGTGGACAAGGACGGCAATGAGAGAGAAATATATTTCAGTGACTATACTACAGGTGAATATGCCGCTAGGATAGCTAACTTAAGATCCGATGGCGACATAAATACCTTATTAGAACCTAGAGAACAGAGGGGTTCCGACGCAGGTATTAGATCTTTTACTTGGAATTATTACAATAAGCATGAGGGTGATTTCATCATCGAGGCTGAGCTTGAATTATATTTTGGAACCCTAGCAGAGTTAGCAAACATAAATTATTTACAATTCTTATTCCCGACAGGGAGTTCTGTAGCCTTAGCGGAAGAAATAGACAAAGCATCTTCGGCAATTAAAAAGGGTGAATCTTCTAGAAATAAGGGTTCGAACCCGAGGCTAGACAAAATCCTCAAACTTTCTGAAACCATCGAGACATATAAAAAAGAGATAAGTAAAAAAGCCTCCGATCAAGTTAAGATAAAAAAACTAAGAGAAAAGACCACTATAGCTGCTCGAAAAAAAGAATTTAGACAATTAAAGGTGGTCGTGGGTTGGTCTGTTCCAGGTGGAAACCAGGATCAACTTGCCAGACTGTTTAAAAGCAATGCTGAATATGCAGCGTTCATAGAAAGCTTAAATGCGACTAACAAGGCCATATTCTTAAACTTGGCAGATTATAACGTAGAGTTCCAACAAGAGGGTCCTACAACCCTATCCTTGAAATACCTAGGTTCTAGCGACAATTATCTTGCCACTGCAAGTTCAGATGTTTTTGGTTCAAATAATTTAGAAGATGATGAAAATGAATTTTTGTACAGAGAGACAGAAGTTGCAATTGATGGCTTTATACAAATAGAAGGCAATATACTAGACATTAGAAACTCTACTAAAGAAAGCCTCTCTAAGCAAGAGGGCGAAGCTCGAACAGTTGATCAGAGTGTATCTAAGGAGCCATATTTACAGTCAATTATAAAGACTCAGGGCGGCACAATAACAAACTCCCTTGGGCAAGAAACTATCGCTGTAACATTGGCAGGACTCAGGGCAGCACAGGAACTTCAATCTTTGGAGTTGCAATTGCTACAACTACAGCAAGTAGATGAAGAATCTTCAGAGTTTACACTTGTGCGCCTCCGAGGACAGTTGCTTACACTTTTGTATGAAAGGGCAGAAACTATTAGACTTAGGGATATATATTCAAGATTCTTAGATAATTTGATAAGATCAGAGTATGTACATAAGGCAGTTATCAGCAAAGATGAGGTTGGAAAGCTAAAAGTTAAGTTTGACCCTGTGAAAGAACTTCTTAAAAGAGACTCGCAAAGAATCAAGAACAAGATCTTGAAACCAGTGGGATCTGAAGAGGCAAGCAACGTTGACCCACAGAAGGACACCGTGGTATATTATATGCGCTTAGGAGATATCCTAAAGAATGCAATGAGAACATCTGGACTAAGAGAAGACATAAGCTTGATACTAGGAAACACAAGTAGGCTGGAGCAAAATCACTCAATATATGATATCCCGATAACGGTTGATAACTTTGGGCAATTTTTCTACAATCGTATTGTGTCGAGAAGAATAAAGTCCTTCCCATTTAGGTATTTTATGAATGACATGTTAAAGGCCACTGCTCGCATTGTAAATCAAGATCCAAAGATTTATGATAGGATTGCTTTTGATTATACAGTTGTGAGTGGTGATCGTTTTAGTACCCGTGATCTAGGATTCTTGCTCGACAAGGGGGATTTGGAGAAAATAGGAAAATCTCAAGAAAATCCCCTTGCGAATGCAGGGCTAAAATTTCAACATTTTTATCCAATCTTTGAGACCAACACCTCCCATAAAGGACGAGTTGGTGATAGGGAAAAAGACGAAGCTGAGGGAATATACCACTATGTTATAGGATCTGATCGTGGCTTGGCTAAGACTTATAATTTCTCACGACAAGATACACGCTATTTCCAGGAAATGTTGATAGAGTCAAACAATCTCGACGATAAAATTCAAGCCTTATTTCTCCCGCAGAACGTAACGCTAACTTTATATGGAAATACGCTGCATAAAAACGGTGATTTGATATTTATTGATAGCCGACCATCGCTTGGCAGTTTCGCTGGACCAGTTCTTGGAATAGGTGGTTATTATAGAGTTATCAGATCTACTCACCAAATATCTAATCGTGGTTACGAAACAAACCTTGATTGTGTTTTCGAACTAAGAGTAACACCAGACAAAACAAGACGAAGGGGGTAGGTAAATGTCTCGCCAGCAAAAGATAGACCCCTCAACAAATCCTTCTTTGTATTCGTATGGGTCTAACTCTCTTAATTCGAAGAGGGTGTTTCAAGAAAGGGAAAGATATGATAATTATGTTTTTCCTGATTTCATGGCTAATAACTTCATAAAGACTTGGACTACAGATAGGTTCTACGGAACTATAAATCATAAAGGATACTCTGTTCTTCCAAACACAAGGCGATTAAAATCATTACCCTTTGTAGAGGAAGAGTCGGAGTCTTTATATGCAATAGATTTTGTAGTTGATGCTTGGTATGATTTTGCTCTTAAGTTAAAAGAACTAGCAGATAATAATATCATCTATCGTGATAGCCCATGGGCAAAGCCCTTTGCGGTCAAGGCATGGACACCAATATCAGCGTTTTATGATGATTATATGAGGGCAACGGTATATCCTGCGTTTTTCACAGACTTTATGAGTTCTAATGGGAATGACGAAAGATTAAGAAATATTGATAACTTTATCGATTTAATAGGAGAGTTTGTAGAAGATTCTCTTCTTAAGGCTGGTCCCGTTACATTAAGTGGCATAGTGGAGAGCCAAAAGACCCCACTGTACGCATCTGGGCTTGTGATAGAGCTTTCTTCAGATGATTATGACGATGATTTCAATAAGGCGTATAAGTTTGGTGATGCTAATTTTGCCCTCGTCGCAAACATAGCTTCACAGTATGGTTTTTCCATAGATAAGAATATTCCATGGAGACTTGTGGCTGACCTGAGAAACCCAGCGATGTTGGAATATATGTTGGGGGTACCTATCGAGGGATTCAATGTTAGGGACAATGTGAGCTATGTGTGTGAGCCATTTGTTGGAGATGTGGAACTTCCCCCAAGAGCGTATGGCTTTTCCCAGATACCAGGACTTGAGGACGTTGTGAGGCATGTGTCTTTCTTTAAATATCTTGATGCTAACGATGAGATAAGAAATGAGCCTGGGTATAAAAGATACAAGACCTCCGCCGGCGGCGGATGGGAGCCTATATTTAACACCCAGGACCAAAGAAGTGCATTTGTGGCAATGTTTGAGCGGGATTACTCCGAAACATGGTCTTCAGATATGCAAATCTTTGAACAATATTTGTTAGATTTTTATAATTTTTATATTTCTCAAAAGCCAACTATTTTGGTACAAAAGCTTGGATCTTTTACAGATGATTGTCCTCCCTATAGCAGGACCGTGCAGAGAAGTCAAATTACAAAAGAAGAATTTAATCAGCTATACAGCTATCGATGGAAATTGAAGACCTTCTATGTCATTAGGTTATTGGAGAGGCAATACCAGATCCCAATTCAAAGAAGAAAGTACGAAATTCAGCAGGCCATGGATGTTTATAACATAAAATCCCGAAATAATCCTGAGGCAGCTTACTTGTTGGCACTTCAAGTTATTCAAGATGATTTTTTAGGACCAGCCGATACTGATCCATTAACGATAGACTTTGTTGGTGATATATTAAACTCCTAGTGAGGCTAAGTTGTTATTCCAAACTCTTGATGATAAAACCGAGTGCGTCGGCATTTACGCTGATAATCAGCTAATCTTCGACCCTGAAGGCTTCCCACCAGAACTCACCCAAACTTGGAAATACGCTCCTTACCTGCGAGACCTCGATATTGAGTATATTTCGCTGTATCTTGAGGGCGGCAAGATTGGGGACGCAATCCCAGAATACCTAAAGGACGACTGGGAAGACGTATCCAAGAAGATTATGGCTTTCAGGCGCTCTTTGAGCATTTCCCAAGTGGATACCTACGAGAACTGCTTTTTTGACTTAGTGCCCGAAAGGTTCCTAGTTGAATTTTGCGAGGTAAAAAATAAAATAACTGAATACGTCGCCAAGAACGTACAAAAGCCCGAAAGGTATGAGTTCTACAAGCACGTATCTATGATGCTAGAAGATATAAGCAACCAGAAGGTCAGCATAGACGTCCAGCGAGTATCGGCTTACCTACAGAGCCCAAAACTAAAGAACCATGCCAAGAACATCTTGTCAGCGGCTCCATATGTTCGCTATAATCAGTTTGGCACGAAAACAGGCAGGCTCACAACCAAAAAGGGAAGCTTCCCAATCCTAACGATGAGCAAAGAGTTCCGTTCAGCGGTTAAACCACAGAATGACTGCTTTGTAGAACTAGATTTCAACGGAGCAGAAGTTCGCACTTTGCTCGGTCTTCTCGGCAAGGAGCAGCCAGAGGGCGATGTACACGATTTCCACCTTCAGGAAATCTTTACAAAAATCAACACCCGTGATCAAGCCAAGGTTGCCTTTTTCGCTTGGTTGTACGGCTCAAAAACAGCCGCTGACCAGCAAGAAATGACCAAACTAGCGGAGTTCTACGAAAAGGACCGACTACTCAAAGAATATTGGGACGGAGCAACAGTTAGAACGCCGTTTAAAAAGCAAATACCCGATACAAGCGAACACCACGCCCTGAACTACTTGGTCCAATCAACCGCCGCAGAACTCACTCTAAAGCAGGCTCTAAAGATAGAGTATCTTCTACGGAAACAATCACAAGGCTCACACATCGCTTTCCTAATCCACGATGCTATTGTGATTGATATGAAAAACGAGGATGCGAACCTACTTAAATCAATGGTTGCACTTATGGGCTCTACGAATTTCGGCAAATTCAGGGTAAACATAAAAAGAGGTAAAACTCTCGGTTCTATGAAGGATATACGACTTGGATAAAGTTATTGGTCTAGGGAAACTTGGCTGTGCTATCGCAGAGGAACTAACAGCCTACCCAGAATACAGAATTTACAAAATTGACGGCGATATTGACGAGCGTGGAAGTTTGTCTATCGGCGAACATGGTGATATGGCCTCTTTTGAGGCAAATGTTGATACTGATGAGGTAGGCGTCTATCTTCGATCGATTAAGAAAGGGGACGAAGTACTTTTAGTTGTTGAGGGCGGAGATCCTATTTCTGGAGCCACCTTAAAGGTTCTGGAAACAGTAAAAGATACAAAATTAAACGTTCTTTATATTTGCCCCGACAGGCAAATGATTTCAGAGGTGCAAAAACGGGACGATAGAATAGCATTTAATGTACTGCAAGAATATGCTCGCTCAGGGAAGTTTGAAAATATCTTTTTGGTAGACAAGCTCAAGGTAGAGGAACTGGCAGGTCACGTCCCAATTAATGAATATGAAAAAACCATTTCATATTTTATTTCTTATGTTGTGGCAATGATAAACTTCTTTAAACATACAAAGCCAGTTTTGGCTAATCCAATCAGTCCGCCCGATATTGCTCGTGTTGTGGCTTATGGCGTATCTTCTCTAGAAGAAGAGAATAAAGACATCAATCTTTTGTTCCCGTTGGAAGAGGTTAAGGACATTCACTTTTTCTACGGAGTTCCACAACAGGAACTCGCCGAAGACACCACTCTCGTCAAGCGTATTAAAGAGCACGTCAAAAGTTATAAGACCGAAGACGTCTCCACCAGTTTTTCAGTCTATGAAACAACTCTAGAGGCTATGATAGTGTTATGCGTCGCATATTCCTCCAAAATTCAGGACTTTGCGGGCAAGTAAAAACAACTTCTTAAACACTATATATTAGACCATAGAAACTAGAGGAATTGCCCCTAAATGACGAACAGACGTGGAGTTTTGCTAGCATCGTTTATTATAACAGACGACGAGCAAAAGATACAAGAAGAAGTTGAGTTCATAGTCAATAATATTGAGATTACCAACAATCTCATTTTCTTGCTACAGGACACCGAAAACCCTGAAAAGAAGATTATCACCTACAACGCTGTTGTAGAGAAGGGTAAGCCCTTTAACCCACGTCTTTTCACAATGCGTATGCATCGCAAGAAGCAGACCAACACCCTCTACACAATCAACGCCCTCAATGCTGCTGTGGCCTCCCAGCACGAAGGGAAAACAGGAAAAGACCTAAAACTAGACTGGACACAATACGAGAACTCCATTCTACTGACTGCTGGAAAGGAACTAAAAGTCCATCCAGTAGAGGTCAACAAGATCTTCAAAATTGAAGACGAACCAGTAGAGGAATAAGTGCTTACTAAGTATTTTGACCTTGTGGTAGCGATTTTATACGCTCCTGTGTATTTTTCCCTTGTTTTGTTAGACAAAACCAAAAAATAATATATACTTATGTTAGATAGCAAGTGGCTGTGCGGTGCTTGCAATCTTGACTGCCTTCGGGGGTCACAAACAACCTTGCTTATTATAGGAGGAAATAACATGAGCAATTTAGCACGATATAATACACCTAGTCTTCTCGGACGCAGCATCTTTGATGAACTGTTCGGAGACTTCCAATCATTAGCGAGAAAGTCAACCCAGGGCTATCCTGTTG